AGAAGCATATCAACGCCTTGAACGGGATTTTCAATCGTGCCTCCCTAGCCACGTATGGGGACGTATGCCGGCAGATCACGCAAACAAGCACCGGTTTCTCATGGACGGATTTCGTGAAAAACGTCGTGGATAACAAACAGACATTCTATATGGACGGTGAGACCCGCAAAGCGATCAAGAACGAGATAGCCATCCTAAAGAAAAAAGAATATTCCGATCGATACGCTTTCGAGATCGAGGGACTGAAACAATCCTTGGTCGACCGCCTCCCATCCCTCCGGAAACAACTGGAGGAGCAAGAGGAAATTCGCAAGACCAACGCAATCGAGGCGGCACGGCTGGAGGAGGAGCGCAAACGGAAAGAGGCGGAAGAACGTCAAAAGGCCGAACTGGAACGCAAGCGCAAGGAAGAGGAAGCGAGAGCCAAGGCGGAGGCAGAGAAAGCCACCGCGGAAGTACAGGCGGCCTTCGATTTCAGTGCCGCCAGTATGTCTCCTACCCCTACCAAGGCGAAGATCAAGAAAAAGATCCAAGTCACCAATCCACAAGGATTCATGCAGGTATACCAGATGTGGTTCATGCGTGAGGGTATCAACATGAGCATGGAGGATCTTGAGAAGATCCATAAGAAGATGATCTCCTATTGCGAGAAAATAGCCAATAAGGACGGTGAACGAATCCAGTCCGCATTCGTGAAATATGTCGATGATATAACGGCCAAGTGATATGAAAAAGCTATATCTATCCTCATGGATAAACTTCGGGAAATACAGGCGTACACCGAGTAACCTAAAAAAGATCCTCGATACGGAAGAGGGCCGCAAATGGTTCCGGTGGCTGATGGATAACACTTACGATTTTGAATTTGACTTCGCAGTCATTGAATACTTAAAACTCAAGGAAGAAGATGCAAGATACGTATTACCAACGGTCTGAGGTCAGCAACTCAGACCTCACAGAGTTAAAGAACCTCCTCTATCCCCGTACGCAATACGGGGATAAGGAGAAGGCTTTCAAGTTCGGGAGCTTGATTGACGCTATGATCACCGAGCCGGAACGGGTCAGGTATGATAAGCGCATGGTGGACGACGTATTGTATTCCGGGGAGGATTTCGAGTTAGCGGAAGCGATGAAACGATCCCTGCGGATGGAGGCACGCCGAGACCCGTTCTTAGCCCAAGTGCTTGCTAAAGCGGAGACACAGCGGTTCATGGTAAACAAGGGACAACGTTTCCAATACGGTAACTTTGAATACACACTCGACACCCGTTGCAAATGGGACTGGTGGCTTCCCACATACGGATTCGGGGGAGACCTAAAAAGTACTTTCGCCAGTACCCAAAAGCAGTTCGACGAGGCGATTGATTTCTTCGATTGGGATCGTTCACGGGCCTGGTACATGGACATCGCCGGAAGCCGGCAAGATTTCATCTATGGCATCTCCAAGAAAAACCAGAAAGTGTTCAAGGCATTCATCAGACGGGGCGATCCGATCTACCGGAAAGGGAAAGAGAAATACGAGGAACTAGCCTTCCGGTGGTGGATGCTAATAAGCTAATAGTATGAAGAGTCTAATTTTAATCCTAATCGGCTGGCTAAAGTACAGGCTGGTAAAGAAATGCCCTATATGCGGAGCTCCCGTACTCGTAAAGAAATTACAGACGCATACGGGAGATACATTCAACGTATATCATTGCGGCAACTGTGGCAACGATTATATCTTAAAATAAAAATCATGAATCTCAATATCACACCGACAGACAAGATATCCGAGGAACTGGCCGCCATAGATGCCTTCCTGAATATCACAATGAGCGAAGACGTACAAGAAGCTGTCCTACGTGGAAACGACCTTGCCGTCTATATCGCCCGGACCGGGAAACTGTTAGCAGATGCCAAATACCATCTGAACGTGAAAAAGAAATCGGAAGTATTTGACACATTACGGGAAACCGCTTCACGGGCCGGAGCGACCTCAAAGGCCATAAACGCTATCATCGACAGCCTGTGCAAGGATGAGCAATACCTAGTCGACTGGTGTGATAGATTGAACCGTACCGCGACCCACCAATTGGAATGGTGTCGCACGATAATTAGCAAGGCGAAAGCTGAAATGGCCTTAGCGCCTCAGAGTTATAACAATCCTAAATTTTAAAAGAACATGGAAGAATTAGTAAAAGAGCAACCCGTGTACGAGATCCAGAAAGTGAAGATCAAGAACAACCAGCTCACGGCGGAGTATACGGAAAAGTTCGTGGAAGCGAACTACAAGAACAACATCCTAAAGGAATCGGAGCAGTTTATCCACCCCGATCTACTGTACGCGTTGAACCGGCTTAAGCCACACGTAGTGAAAATCTGTGAGATGTACGAGGCTACATTGGTCAATGTCGCCAATCCTTCCGACGATGACTTGAACGAGAAGCTAAAGAATATCATCGTCACCGGATACAGTAAAGGCGGTAATGATGAATCAGCCGGCGTATCAATCCAAGCGCAAAAGCTCCTGAAAAGCGGGCAGATCCTTAACCTCTCCGTCCCGTTCACCAAATATGAGGACGAGTCCGGCGACGGGTACCTTTACGGAGCCGAGTTGAAAGAGGCCATCGGTAGATGTAGCTACGAGGTGGACGCTTATCTGTTCGAAGGTAAATATGGCATCAAGCAAGAATCCTTCGATTTCGATACCCCGGAGGAATCGGATATCACGGGCGAGAAGGAAGAGAAGCCTAAGAAACGGGGACGGAAGAAAAAAGAGCAGATCAAGGAGATCGCCGAGGAGGTGAAAGCCTTCGACGAGTTCGCCTAACTAATAATAAAAACAACCGTTATGCAAATCACTTTACAAAACACGGAAAAGGGACAATGCTATGCGGTAAGGTTTGACAGGTACCGCCAGCAGGTCGTTGACAAGCTAAAGACAGCCGTCAGCGTCCGCTGGTGGGACAAGTCTACCGGAGCGTGGATGATCCCGGCCAACAATAAGTGCAAGGCGGAGCTAGACCAGCTCACCTATTACGTGAGGCACTTCGAACCCGTCAACTGGGGAGGGTACGAGTCTAAGACCGACGAGGACATAGCCTATCAAATACCGGACATGCCCGAGTTGGACGAGGATCATGGCCTAAAGATACAACCTTACCCCTATCAACTGCAAGGAATCGCACGAGGCTTACAACTAAAACGGTTTATCAATGGGGACGACATGGGCCTCGGCAAGACATTAGAGAGTATCGCTACCATCAACAAAGCTGATGCTTTCCCCTGTCTCGTAATCTGCCCCAATACGGTCAAGATCAACTGGCAACGTGAATGGCACAAGTTCACGGACAAGAAAGCCATGGTATTGACCGATTCGGTACGAACCTCATGGCCATTCTTCTGGCAAACGGGCATGAACCATGTGTTCATCGTGAACTACGAGAGCCTACGGAAGTATTTCGTACGCCGAATCAACAAATCGGAGAAATGGACGCTGAAAAACGTAGAGTTCCATAATACGATCAAGTTGTTCAAGAGCGTGATCATTGACGAATCCCATAAGGTAAAATCAACGGCTACCCAACAAAGCAAGTTTTGCAAAGGTATCACCGCCGGGAAAGAGTGGATCATCCTGTTGACCGGTACCCCTGTCGTAAACAAGCCCAACGACCTTATATGCCAACTCGCTATCATGGACCGGATGAACGATCTCGGAGGCTGGAAATATTTCACGAGCCGCTATTGCTCTGGGCCGCACGGGGCCTCGAACTTGAAAGAGCTCAATTTCATGCTCTGGAAGCATTGTTTCTTCCGGAGGGAAAAATCCAAGGTACTGACTCAATTACCCGACAAGGTACGGCAGATCGTGACCTGCGAGATCACCAACCGCAAGGAATACCAAGACGCCGAGCGTGACTTGGTGGATTATCTGAGACGATACAAGGAGGCCGACGATGAGAAGGTACAAAAATCGCTGAAAGGCGAGGTCATGGTACGAATCGGCATATTGAAGGACATAACGGCCCGGGGTAAGTTGAGAGAGGTGATCGATTTCGTGAAGGATTTTCGGGAGAACGGAAAGAAGATCATCCTCTTCTGCAACCTGCATGAGATCGTAGACCAGCTCCTACAGGCGTTTCCCTCGGCGGTGTGTGTCACCGGACGGCAAGATATGCAACAAAAGCAAGCGGCCATAGACGCTTTCCAACGGAATCCCAAGACGGACGTCATCATCTGCTCCATCAAGGCTGCTGCGGCGGG